TGCTAGAGAAGTAGAGACAGTTATGTCTTTAGATACAATATACATGAGGGTTATAAATGGCTAAGACAATTCAAGTTAGTGTTGATACTAGCGACCTTAAGGTTCTAAATACACACTTAAACACTACCAAGAAGACCATAAAAATGACCGCTAAGTCAGCTAAGTCTGATTTTAAGCAACTTAAGATGTCTATTGACCCTGTATATAGAGCAGAGAAGTTATTTACTAAACAAGTATTGGTAGCTCAGAAAGCAGTTGCTACTGGTGCTATAAAAAACGACGAGTACGCAAGAACTTTTGCTATGATACAGAAGAACGCTCAAGCGTCTGGTATAACTATAAACCAGTTTGGTCAAGTAGCAAACACTAGCACACGTAAGATGAAACGCTTTGGTGCTGTTGGTATGCAACAAGTTGGTTATCAGGTACAGGATTTCGCGGTACAGGTTCAAGGTGGAACTGACAAGTTAGTTGCTCTTGGTCAACAAGGTTCGCAGTTGTTAGGTATCTTTGGTCCATATGGTGCTATAGCAGGTATGATCTTAGCTATCGGTACTGGATTAGCTGGTGCTTTTATGGCGGCTAAGAACGCAGGTGAGGATTTAGTTAGTTCTGCAAAACTATTTAAGACGGCTATGGAAGAGTCTAAAACAGCCGTTAGGGATCTGAAGTTAGAAAACTATATGTTAGCTAACAGTATAAAGAGTGTAGCTGAAGCTAAACTTGTTCAAGCTATTGAGGGTATTAAACAAGATCAAGCTAACAGAAGAGCCGAACTTGAGTATGAGATACAACAAAGAGAAGACAACGACTTAGGTACTTTTGAACAGAGACTAGAACTTCGTAATTTAGGTAAAGGTAACTTTGCTGAAATGGGTCTTAGATCATTGTTTAATGGTGGTCAGAACCAGAGAATTGCAGACCTTCAAAAGCAACTTGAAAGCGTAAGATCTTTGTTAAGTGAGAATAAAGAGAGAAAAGATGCTGTAAAAGAGTTTGAAGAGTTAGTTCGCCTTGGTAAAAAGACTGCTGAGGTAGTAGGTGAAATATCTACACAAAGACAAAATGCTGAAGAGCTTGTTGGTATGGACGGTAGACAAATACTCATACTAAAACAAGAGCAAGAGTTAAGAGCTAAAGTTGTTGAGCTAAGAGAACTAGGTATAAATGTAGGGCAGAGACAATTTGACCAAGCTATAAGAGACTTGGAAATAATGCACGCGATTAACATAGCTAAGTACGATGAAGTTGAAGCAGAAAAAGCGGTAGCTGAAGCTAAGAGACTAGCTGAAGAAGCCGAAAGAAAGAAAATTAAAGCGGCTAGAGAGGCACATGAAGCGGCTAAGTTAGCGGCGGCAGATCTTATAGCTCTAAATAAATCTATAGGTAACTCTATGGAGAACGCTATGATGAGTATGGTTGATGGCACTAAGTCTGTTAAGGATGCCTTCAAGGATATGGCTAGAGAGATCATCAAAGAACTATACCGTATTTATGTCGTTAAGAAGATTACAGGTATGATAACTGGTGCTATAGAAGGTAAGTTCGCTCCAGATGTAGGAGCTACTGCTAATCCACATACACTAGCTAATGGTGGTCCAGCTATGGCTGGTCAAAGATATATCGTTGGTGAACGTGGACCAGAAGTATTTACCCCTTCAGTATCAGGTTACGTAACACCTAACTCTGGTGGATCTGGTGGTGGTTCTGGAACTACTATCGTACAAAACATAAATGTATCTACAGGTGTACAACAAACTGTACGTGCTGAGATACGACAAATGATGCCACAGATTGCAGACAGTGCTAAAGGTGCAGTACTAGATGCTAAGAGACGTGGTGGTAGCTATGGAAGGGCGATGGCATAATGGCTATTTCTTACCCACTTGCTTTACCTACTAACATTGGTATGGCTAGTATTGAACTAAGAGCTAAGAATACAGTTGCTGTATCTATGTCTCCTTTTACTTATAAGCAACAGACACAATCTTATGATGGTGAGATGTGGGAAGCTGACATTAGTTTACCACCTATGAATAGAGATGATGCAGAGACTTGGATTAGCTTCCTGATGAGCTTAAAAGGTATGTCAGGTACATTCCTACTTAACGACCCCTCAGCTAAGACTGTAAGAGGTACTGCAACGTCTGCTGTTATAACAGGTTCTGTAGGTGCTAGTTCTGTAGGCGTAGTTATGACTGGTACACTTAAAGCTGGTGATTACATACAGCTAGGTACTGCCGCAGATGCTACTCTACATAAAGTACTACAAGATCAATCTGGAGATGGTACACTAGAGATATGGCCTAAGTTAAGAAAAGCTAGATCAAGTGTATCTGCTGACCTAACTAATTCCGCTGGGGTCTTTAGGTTATCAGCTAACGAGACAGTTTGGTCGGTTAACAATGCAAGTTTCTTTGGTATATCATTTGGAGCAACGGAGGTAGTAGGATGAGTAGAGCAATATCTTCATCTCTCCTTAATGCCCTTACTTCAAGTAGTATAGAACCTTTCTTTGCTGTAGAACTTATGTTTGACACCAGAACTATTGTAGGTGTAGATGGTAATAATGTTAACATTGCTCCTCTACGCATGTGGACTGGGTTAGGCGATAGGACTATTAACGTACAAGGTAGTAATCAAGTATTTACTGGTACAGGTAGCTTACTTTCCATTGGGGACTTAGAAGAAGTAGGAGATCTATCCTCAAAATCTCTAGAGATAACTTTAACTGGGATACCTAGCTCTATAGTATCTCTAGCTCTACAAGAACCTTACCAAAGAAGAGTGGCGAGGTTGTACTTAGGTGAGCAAAGTGATTCATCTGTGGTAGAAATATTCTCTGGTAAGATGGATAAAATGACAATAGTTGATGAAGCGGATACAAGTACAATCGCTTTGACTATAGAAAGTAAATTGATAGAATTGGAACGCTCTAGTGGATGGAGATATACTGATGAAAATCAACAATCCCGATACGATGGAGATACCTTCTTTTCCTACGTACAATCATTACAGGATCAGACAATAACATGGGGCAAGCAGAGTACATCAGGTTAAACTCTTACTTAGATAAGATGTTAGGTATACCCTTTGAGTGGGGAGTACATGATTGTTTCACTTTTACTAATGGTGCATTTAGGTCTATGCATGGTGTAGGATATGCTGATGATTGGGAAGGTATGTATATGCAAAGTAATGGTGTACATCCTAAAGGGCCAAGAAGTATGAGAGACGACTTTGGTTTTAGTAACTTGTATGAAGGTTTGTCTACTAAACTAACTAGAGTTGAAAGACCTACGTTTGGTAGCCTTGTTACAACTAAGAAAGGGTGTCGCTGGATAACTGGTGTCGCTCTAGGTATTTCCATAGGCTCTAGGGCTGTCTTCCTCAATAGGGAAGGTCTAATTAGATTAAACATTGAAGATGTAGAAAGTGCTTGGGTATGTCGATAAATAAACACAACACTCCTTTTAACGTATTACGACATAGAAACGTACATGAAATAGCACCTAAAGATCCTGTGAGTATAATAGCTACTGCTATAGCTGGTGCTATAGGTGTGGGTACTGCTGGTGTTGCTTACTGGGCTATCTATGGTTTAACTTACGTAGCTCTAACTATGGTAACATCAGCTTTAATAGGAGCTTTAACACCTAAACCAGACATGAACGGGGTTAATCAATCTAATGGTTTACAGGTTAACAGTAAGGGTGCTTTAGCTCCTTCTCAGTTTGTTTACGGTAAAGTAAGAAAAGGTGGTACAATCACTTTTGCTGAGTCTACTGGGGGTGACAATAAGATACTTCACCAAGTAATATCAATAGCTGGGCATGAGGTAGATAGTGTAGAAGGTATATATATTAACGACATCCTAGTTCAAATGACTAACGAGAATGTTACTGAACCTATATGGGACAACAAAGTTAAGATCTACGTACACAATGGAGATCAAACAAGTGCTACAGATACTTTTGCTAACTCTACACAAACTCTAGCTACAACCCTACACAGTGAAACTTCTGTTGGTTCTGACTTTGTAGGTAAGGGTATAGCTTACTTGTATTGCAGGTTTGAGTACGACTCAACTGTTTTTGCTAATGGTGTGCCTGTAGTGACTGCTGTAATAAAAGGTAAGAAGGTAGTTACTACTGTTAATGGTGTAGCTCAAACACCTGCGTGGACTGATAACGCCGCTTGGATAATAAGAGACTTTATAACTTCTGAGTATGGACTAAACGACGATAGTATTGATTACGCTACTTTTGAAGAAGCCGCATCTATAAGTGAAGATACTACAGTGTTATCAGACAGTACAAAACAGTATGCTATTAATGGAGTAGTACAATCGTCTGAATCAATAGGAAACGTACTACAAAACATGATGACTTCATGTGGAGGTACTTTATTCTGGGGTTCTGGTTCTTGGAGACTTTTTGCAGGGGCTTTCGTAGCTCCCACTAAGATACTCACACTAGACGACCTTAGAAGTGGAATATCTCTAGATACTAAGATGTCTATGGCAAATAACTTTAATGCAGTACGTGGAACTTTTGTAGATGAAGATGCAGGTTGGGTTAGTGCTGATTACCCACAAGTTAACTCTAGTGCTTTTCTTGCTCAAGATAATGGGGTAGAGTCTGTATTAGACCTAAACTTACCTTTTACTAGCAACCCTAAAGCGGCTCAAAGACTTGCAAGACAAATGCTGTTTAGAAATAGAGAGCAACTTACTCTTAGTGCAGAGTTTGGTCTTAACGCTCTAGACATTGAGGTCGGAGACTTCATTAAGTTTAGGAACGACAGGTATGGCTGGACTACAGGTAATGAAAAGACGTTTGAAGTTACTGAGTGGAAACTGGCTCCTAATGTAGAGGGTGGCGATTTAAGGGTTGCTATGACTTTAAGAGAAAGTAGTTCTTCTGCTTTTGGCTTTACTGTAGCAGACGAACAAGATATTATAAGTAATAATACTACACTTCTTCCTTACTATGATGTACCTAATGTTGGTATTAATATAAGTAAAGAATATAGAGAAGTTAATGAGAGTGTTGTTAACGTACTTGTTATAGAAGCAACATCAAATGCTGTAGAACGTGTAGAATCTGTTATTGTTAAATACAAGAAAACATCTGATGTAAAGTTTAAGTCTGTAGGTCAGGCTATTCTTGTCAATGAAGGTAATATAGCGGCTAGGTTTGAAGTAGTAGGTATAGATGCTCCTCAAGTAAATGAGCCTCCTATAAACTATACTATATCAGTTACTCCTGTTAATGCTCTTGGATACAAAGGCACTACAGTTACAACTACTTTTAATGTAACACATGATACTACACCGCCTTCTTCCCCCACTAACTTAACCCATTTACTATCGGGGGGTACTGTATTCTTTAATTGGTCTCCAGTTACTGCTCTAGATTTATCACACTATAAACTACACTACTCATCAAACTCATCTGCAAACTTTGGTGATGCTTCTACTCTAGTAAAAGTAGATAAGATTGCTAGGCCAGCTACGTCTGTTTCTTTCCCTGCTCTTGCTGGTAAGTTCTTTGTTTCGTCTGTAGATAAAACAGGAAACGAGAGTAATACAGCAACTGCTGTTGTTGTTACCCCTAGTGAATTACCACAATTAGGTCAGACTGACACAGATACAGAAAGTACAAGTTTTAGTGGATCTAAGACTAACCTTACCGTATCTGGTGGTAAACTATTTATGACTAGCTTTGCTAATGCAAATTCCACTGGGGTCTACGAGTTTGATCACGGAGGAAATAGTTACTTTGACGTAGGTACATCTCGTACAGTTAGATTATCCTATGCTATTACTGTAGCTCGTAAGCATCAAGACGCTGTTAATGGAGAAGTTAATTGGGACGATATACCTAACAACTGGGATACTTGGCCTAACAACTTTGATACTTGGACGGATGAAGACGCAGAGTTCTCTGACTATGCTGTTATAGTAGAAGCTAGGTCGGCTGATACAGTAAATAACTTAGCTAGTGCATCTTTCGTAGATGCTTCTGGAGAGATAGTAGGTAGGTTTGTAGAGTTTAGAGCTACCCTTTCTAATACTGGCCCGAAAATAACCCCTAATATATCGGCACTAAGTGCCACAGTGGAGTACTAATATATGTCACAACATGACTTTTCTATAGCTAACCAGACTGCTAGTAGCGCAAGATCTGATATAAACAATGGACTACAAGCCCTCGCTAGTAACAATAGTGGGGCTTCAGCTCCAACAACAACTTACGCTAATATGTTTTGGTATGATACTACTAATAACATACTTAAAATGAGAAATGAAGCTAATAGTGATTGGATTGATGTAGCTTACATGAACCAGTCAACAGGTGTAACTTCTATACTTGATAACACACCTGTAGTAACTTCTGGTGGATCTACTGCTGGTGTTATTGGAGATCAGGCATCTAGTGCTTGGTTAACTGGAACAAGTACAACAGAAAGTTTATTCTCTCCAGCTAAGTTAAAAGCCTTTGGTGATTCTCTCTTTGATCTTAACGGTAAGACATCTAGTAACTGGCTTGAGATTGGAGGTTTATACATACAATGGAAAACTACAAGTTTTACAGCTCAAGAAAATAATATACAGTACGCATCTTTTCCTAAGACTTTTCCTAATGCTTGCCTTAATTGCCAGTTAGTAATGGAGTTAAATCAAGGGGCAAACATGGATGGCGCGCTTTACATAAGAAACACAAGTACTAGCCAAGTAGGGTTTCAGTTTATGCACACTAATGCTAGTAACTATGGAACTGGTACTGCTCATATATTAGCTATAGGACACTAGATAATGGAAATGACTGACTTATGGAGTAGTATACTAACTCTAGGTATAGCTTTTATTGGCTTTGTCTTGAGGGGTTATGTAGTAGAGTTAAGTAGACTACGTATACTACTAAACAGAACTAGAGAAGAGTATGTCACTAAGGTTGACTCAAATCAAGCCCTTGGTCAAATAATGAGTAAGTTTGATAGGATAGAGGAAAAGCTAGATAGACTCGTGGAGAGAAAATGAAACCCTTACTTATACTACTTACCCTACTAATTGGTAGTACTGTATACGCTGACGATACGATTTACACCGACAGTAATAGTACAATAACTTCTGATGGATCAATGGACACGACTATTAATAGTCCACCACCTTCAGCTATATCACCACAGATAAGTGCAAGTAACTCTGACTTATGTACTGTAGGTGTAGCTGGTGCTGTGCAAACACAAATACTAGGTATCTCTGCTGGTCGCACTGTTAGAGATATGAACTGTGAGAAGCTCAAGAACGCTAAGACTATGTATGACATGGGCATGAAGGTTGCGGCTGTATCTGTAATGTGTCAAGACGAAAGAATTTTTGATGCTATGATGAACGCAGGTACTCCTTGCCCTAAAGATGGGATGGTAGGTGATAAAGCTAGGCTAGCATGGGAAATGGAAGCAGTTGAAGAAGCAATAGAACGTGACCAGAACAATGTAATCGAGAGGATGTTCGATGAAAATGGTGAGACAAAGATTGGCTTGGGTGTTATTTTTAGTAGCCTTGCCTTCTTATTGTTACTCTGATCCTTACACTTATGGAGCAACAGGTAATGCGGCTAGTACTTCTTTAGGTTGCGGTATGGATAATATCTTACCTAGCATTG